TTCAACACCTCTCATAATTGAGGATAACTCTGAAGTCTTTTGAGCTTTAGCTAAAGGTGATACATATTCTATTTCAATATCTTGATCTCCCAAAAATTCTGGTGGTTGTGGAAATTTTTTATTTCTTAATAGAATATTAAAAGCTCTAGTAATTAATGGTTGTAATAATTCTGACTGTAATCTTCCAAGAACTGGACCCAACAATCTCATTTTTTCTTCTGTTCTTTGTAATACTTCAGTTGCTGTCATTTGTGGACCAGTGCTTGTCATTAACTGATCTACAAAAAAATTTTCTCTAATTGCTTTACGTCTTTGTTCTTCCATATTTAAACCTAATGGATTATTAGCTCCAATATTCATTGGTTCAATTTTATCTCTAGTTCCTGCTCTATAGTAATTTAATCCTCCAGGTATAGTTCTTATTGGTAAAAGAAAACCATCATCAGGTACAAGCAGCGGAGGATCTATTTGTTTTTGTGCAGCTCTAATAGTTGTTTTAGACATTGTATTTAACATCTTAACATCTGCTAAAGCATTCATTGCAGGTGATCTTCCATAAATTTCGTTAGATGCTTTTAAGTATCTAGGCACTACATAAGGAAACTCTTCGTAACCACCTTCTTTTAAAATTGCTCCACTATCTGGATCTACATAAATTGAATAATAAGGTTTACCTTTATTACCCTTTGCAATTCCAAACTCTTCATTTGGCATTACTAAATGTAATATTGGAACTTCGTCATGTGGTGATGACTTTGCTTTGTCTTTTAAATTTTTTGGTAAGTTTGCTTCACCAAATTTTAAAATTAAAGTTCTAGCAGGAAGATAAAATTTTCTAAGCATACTATCTACCATGCCTCGTTCATCTTCGGTAATATAAATTTCTGCAATATAAATAGTTCTAAATCTTAAATCGTCATTAATATCTTCTTCAATCAACATTGCTGCTGTACCAAAAGAAATTAAATCATGGTATAGTTCAAATATTTCTTGTTGAAAATTAGACGAAGAAAAAACTTTGTACATAACATCTGTACAAGATTCTAACCATTCTTTTGCTTCATCATCTTTATCAAGTTGATTGTTTCTATATTTCAAATAAAAAAATGGTGATGAAATATTAGTTAACATTCCATGTAATGATGCTGACAATAATTCTAAAGAATGAATTGCTGTACCATCAAAAATTAGTTCGTGTCTTTTGTCTCCCTTAGATCTTTTTTTTGTAATGTCTGCTTTTCGCGGCATCATATAATCCGCAACTTCTTGCCAATGTTCTTCCCAAGTTTGACGTTGAGTATTTAAACTTTGGTATCTATCCAATACCAATTTTGCTTTTGGGTTAATTGCCATGTTATGCGCCTAATAAAGTTTTAGTAGAAAGAGTAGTCTGATCGCTTACACCAGAAGGTGATGTAAGTATAGTCATAGATCTACCTCTTCTTTTTGTTTTTAATAATCTTGTTGCTTCTCCTTGATTAACTTCTGCAGTTGTTGGAGAAGTCATAGGTTGTGGTTTTGGAGCTTCAACTTGTGGTGCTGCTTGTTTAACAGCTCCTGATCCAATTAATGTTGGTAAAATTTTTCCAAAAACTCCTCCTGAACCGCCTCCCATATTATTCTCCTAATAAAGTTTTTTTTTGTAACTTTTCTTCTTCTGTTAATCCTTGAGCGCCAGTTAAAATTGTAGATGCTCTTCCTTTACGTTTACGTCTAATCTCAGCTTGTTGTGCCGCAACTTCTTCTGCTCGCGCTGTATCATTATAAGCAGGAGGTTCAGCAGGTGGTGGAGGTGGTGGCGGAGGCGATGGCATTTTTGGCATTAAAAATCCCATAACTATTCTCCTAAAAATTTTGTTAAGTTTTGTAACATGTTAAATCCATATTATATTATTTGCTATTGGTAAATACATTATTTAGAAAAGATCTTATACTCAGAATCTGTAGCTCTAGGCATAGATGTGCTTTTAGTTAACACGTCATTTACTGATAGTGCTAAATATCTAAATGCATCTGCAGCATGAGAAGACCAGGCATGTACAGGTTTACTATGAAATATCTTCATCTTTTCGTTATATTTTCTATGGTAGTGTCTTAATGCATCAACTAGATGTTTACAATTATCCATGTCAATCCAACATCTAGGTAAGATCATTTTAGCTGAGTGTATTCCATCTTCTAGTGGCAGCTTCGGCAAAATTTTAAAATTTATACCTAGCTGATAAGCAACATCTCTTCTAGTCTTTCCAGAGGAAAATTCAGTAACTTCTATATCATGCGGTGCATAATGCGTTTTATAAAAGTAATCTTTCTTGCTAACAATATCGCAGTAGTGTGGTAAACCTTCTTTGTTGTTTTCGTAGTAATCTATTATATGAATTGCAGCGCCAACTTGTTGGTAAAATATTATAGCTGTAGAATCTCCAACTCCAATATCCCATGAGGTATTAACTGGGTATGCCGGATTATAAGGAACTCTAGTTAATTGTTTTTTATCTTCTAAATCTTTTATAATAGATCCAAAAATAGATCCTGATATATTTGCTATCCAGGAGCATTCAAATTCTTGTTGATATTTTTCTTCACCCATCTGCTCTCTTGCAGCTTTTAATTCTGCTTCATCAACTATGTTTGTTTTGGATGCTGGAGCTGTATAAGCAAACCAATCATCATGGGTTAATGCATACTGATATAATTCATAAAACTGATTTGACATTCCGGCTGGTGTTCCAATAAAAACGCACCATCCTTTTCTGTCGGATAAGCAGGGTCTAAGAACTTCATTCCAAAGTGTTGGATCTATTTGTGCCATCTCATCGCAACAAGCTCCATCTAAAAATATACCCCTAATGCTATCAGGTGTTTCAGAAGATAGCAGGGTTATTCTAGCGCCATTGGGTAGATCACATCTCAATTCTGTTTCGTGAAATCTAACTCCAGGAATAACTCCGGCATATTGTTTTAAATAATCCCAAGCAATGTTTTTCGCCTGGCGATAGGTTGGAGCGATGTAGGCATATCTCGGATTCTTTTTTGGGTTTAGCAATGCCTCAATAAGTAAATGATTAATTAACATTACTGATTTGCCAAACCTTCTATGACAAGCAAGTACAGAAAAACGAAACTCTTTTAGCTTTTCGTGCAGTTCTTTTTGCTGTGGTCTTGGATCGTAAGGTATATCAACTATCATTAGTGTATCTTTGGCATGTCAGAAATATCATCTATTTTATGATAATCAATTCCAATCTTTTTTAAGATCTTGTTTGCAAACTTATCCATGTGATCGCTATCTTCAAAACCATTAAAATGAATGACTAAAGAATTGCTATCTTCATTTATAAATAACAAAGCTGTAATTAATGCGTCTTCGTTTTTAGGCATGGTGAGTGTGTGGCTGTGTGTGTGAAATTCCCAATATAGATATAAATAATTTTCGCGCCTGCCTGCTTGGGTATACCCCCCCAAATGTTCTTGGTTTGTTCGCCAAAATCCAGGCAATACAACCTATAATACAGTTCCGATAATTAAATGTTATCGGAAATGAACTCCATAACGCGCGCGCAAGACTGTGTGCCAATGTATACATTAACCAACTATTCCACATTATCAGCATCAACCTGTATTGTTTTCTTAACCTCTCCACCCCAACGTATTGTGATTGTGTTATCCTGTTTAATCTCTTGCTTAGACTTCTCACCAAAGATATCTGATATTAATTTACTTACCATCCAACGCACATGCGTTAACTTCTCTCGCCAATACATCATCTCCTGATTACTCTTGGGGTTTGCTAACTCTTCGTTAATCTCATCAAGCAAAGTGAATGCACCAATCCTTCTTGCTTTCATTACTGTTAAATAAATCTTATCGTCTTCACGCATCCATTTGTAAACTGTAGATAAACTTGGCATCGTTTTATCTTTACAAATTTTAGTGAGTGGAATCCCCTTCTCTAACTCAGTAGAGATTTTATCAAGTGTTATTAATTGTTGAGCTGTCTTCTCCTGGAGATCGCTGCTTAATGTATTTTGCTCTGAGTTCATCTTCAGTTAAATGTTTTAAAAACTTTAAGTTACGTAATGCTCTGAGTTTACCTTCAATCGTCTTAGCATTCCAATCACTCATCCCACCATGATTTTTACATCTATAAAAACCAGACTTCATCAGGTAACCTTTTGCCTTACATCTCACAGTGTATTTACTACCCCTCGTCATACTATCGCACTGAATCTTATGTAAAGGTTTCCCAACCATATCTTGTGGATTATCTAAGCGAACATACAACCTATTGCAACACATAAGTTATAAACACTAATCCGGTATTGGTTCTTGTTTTTTGAACCTGTGTATTTTAAACCTCTTGCCTGAAGCTCTTTCCTCAACGCACACAAATTCCCCCTCAATACCAATAGGTTTAAATTTAACTAAGTATTTATCATCCATAGGGATGGGGGATCTGGGATTAAACTGAGTTGGGTTTTTACTAAAATTTTTATATCTACTATTATAGTTATATATATCTAGTTTATTATTATGCCTGTGAGGCACATCTGAGTGTTCTGTGAGGCACATCTTGTTTTGAAGTGGTAATGTATAAGATTGCGTGGATCTTAGACGATGCACTATTAAAACCTTTAGTCTAGCAAGCTCCGCAATGGAACGTCTTACAGTTGAATATGATAAACCTGTTAGCGAACTGATAGTTTTCATCTTGGGGAAGCATTTTTTCGTCTTCTCATTCCAAAATGTAACTAGCGCATAATAAACCAGTTTAGATTGTGGGGATAACTTATCATGTCTCATAATTACAGGATCTAATTTATGATACAAGCTCATTTATGATTTAACCTGTTTCCTTAATACAAAACTTCTTATGGTTAACATGATACTCAGTCATTGTCTTGATCCAATCTTCAATCGTTAATTGGAACATCTGCGATTTGAATGGTGCTATTTTCTGTACCCTAAAACCGATCACAGCACCCTTAATTTCATCGTATTGATAAAATACCAGATAAGCATCCAACTTAGCTCTCTCAGCTAACCTGCGCGTTGTTGTAGATGTTTTGTATGCTTGATTTTTATCGTAACAAGTCTCGGCAAGAAATAAAGGTTCGTAGCATTTTCTACATATTTCAACCTGATCTAAATCTATCATCCCCAAAAAATCAGAAGCATAACGATGCCATTGTGAGTATTTATCGCCTTCATTATAGTAATTATCTCGTGCCATTAGTTTATTAGCTGCATTCCATAATTGTTAATTTTATTAGCAAAAACTTTATTACTTTTTCTAATAAGTTTATTATTCTTAAATGGTTTATAATTTACACTATGATGCCACCGATTAAATTTCCAGACAACATCAACAACATCAGGATGCTGCTCTTTTAAAGATTCAGCCATTTTTTTTCTTCCATCATTTTTATAAAGTGTATCTGTGTTTCCACCTTTCATTCGCATGGTAGTAATTTTACCAATTAAAAAAGCATTAAATAATATGGTGCAATAACCTGACTTTAAAACTCTAATGGATAAATCTGTATCTTCATTATAAATTCCTCTCCATCTAAATGGTATTTTATTATCAATTAAAATACATGAATAAATTCTTGTATTAAAAACTATTGGTGGAACTTTATCTGTTGTTTTACAAAAGTTATAATAATTAAAACCTGATAAAGCTACGTTAGAATATCTATTAATAAAATCTTCTGTGCATTTAAAAATTGTACCAGAACTAACCTTTGGCTTCATGTTTCTATTTAATCTATGAAATCCTTCAATATTATCATCCAATATCCAGTGCTTATCAAAACCAAGTGATATTGAATGATCCCATATCCAATTCCTAGCAGGAATGGATCCTTGATTTAAGTTACTAAATGGAAGTTTTAATATTTTTTGAGATGATATATTTTTATTATATTGATCAAATTCTTGTGGTTCTACAACTATTTTATATGG